CGTTGTCGTCTTGAGCTTACCAACTAAATTTCCTTCTCCGTTTAAGAATTTGTCAAAATTTTTTCAGGAAGATATGTTAATTAAAAACCCAATGTTCGTAAATAATCATGGAGTGGTGAGTTTATCTGGGTATGGTTTTGCACCCGCTAATTGTAACGTTTATAAGTGTCATGATTGGGTTAACTCTTTCGGTAAGACTGATTTTCAGTATACTGTTCGCGGAGCTGGCTTATGTGGGTCAGTTATTTTAGTTAAAAACGAACATCAGAAGTATTCAGTAGTTGGAATGCATGTAGCTGGAAATCAAACTACAGGTGTAGGTGTGGCTAAATTCTGGTCTTCTAAAGTTAGGAGTTGCATTTATAACTTATTAAAGAAAGATACGCAATTTTCTATTCCTTTCAATCCAGCTTCTTATAAACAGGACACAAGCGTAATGCGTCTACAGTTAGATGAAGAGCTTATGACTAAAGAAGATTTTAACAAAATACAGGCTTCTGTACCGCACCGTTCAAAACTAGTTTCTACTCCTCTTTATGGAATATATCCCGTCACTAGGTTCCCAGCAGTACTGATAGAACAGGTCGTTGTACCGTTAAAGATGTGGCTAAGAAGTCGTATAGTATAGTTAAGAAAGTTAGTGAAGCTGAGATAGAATTTGCTTCTAAGTGCGTTGATGTTTTAATACCCAGTTATGCCCAAATTACAGAAAGAGAAATAGTTAGTGGAAATGCACTGTTAGCGGGTATTAATAAAGACTCATCTAATGGCTTCGGATGTTTAAAAGATAAAGAAGACTATTTTGATTTTGAAAAAGGTGAGTTGCGCGAGTTTTTTAGGCACGAAATAGGGGATATAGAATCAAGATTAAGAAAAGGCGACTACCCCTGGAAAGATTTTGTGTGGGTAGAGAGCTTAAAAGACGAGCTACGAGGTGTCGAGAAAGATGGTGAACCGCGTAGTTTCAGAGTAGGTACAGTGCATTCTCAAGTTTTAGCAAAGAAATATTTAGGAAACATGGTTGAACAAATTATTATGAATAAATGGCAATCCGGAGTTATGGTAGGCATAAACCCTTTTAGAGATTGGCAAAAAATGTATGATTCATTGCTTTCATGCAAAGTTTTTGCTGCTGATATTAAGAAATGGGACGGAGGTATGCTTCCGCAAGTCCAGAGAGCTGTCATAAACTTGATAGCGAATAAATGTTCAACTGTTAAAGATAGAGAAATTATAGTTGCTATTTTAGAAAGTTTGATCCATAGCATTGTAATTGTTCAAGATGATTTAGTTATGACCACGCATTCCCTGCCTAGTGGCCATTTTTTAACAGCAATTTTTAATAGTTTGGTAAATCGATTTTACACAGCAATGTGGTACCATAGAGAATTAGTTAATCGATCGCAGACTCCCCTAGTCTCTAATTTTTTAAATGATATTTTGGATTACGTTTATGGTGATGATAAATTAGTCGGGGTTAGAAATAAGCAAGATATTTTTACTGCTAAATCTTGTAAAGCTTTCTTTGAGTCAATAGGTCTTGGTTTAACGACGTCAGATAAAAAAGACATAGATTTTGATTTTCAAAATTTAGAGGATGTCGACTTTTTAAAGAGAAAGTTTGTGTTTCACCACGAGTTACAGAAAATTATGTGTCCTTTGGATTTACGTACTCTTTTTTCTGGTTTATCGTTCGCCAGCTCAGACAAAGTCATGGAAGACGTTGTGAGAGATAAATTGCATAATTTTCAACGAGAGATTTATTTACATATTAATTTTGAAGAACTAATTTTAGATTTTAAGGCGAGAATGGAAGCCTTTTCCTATCCATTCACTCTTTTACCTCGGAGTTATTTGAGATTTTTGTACACCGACCCTACAGAACTTGAGTTCTTGTATAGTCGATTGTATCAGTAATTAAATATATATACAAAGTTATAAAACTCGTTTTTTGTTATTTTTTTATTGTTTCGAGTTGCTATTGATTATTTTATTACTTTTAAGAAATAACGGTGGGTGCAATTTTTAGTTTTTGATTGCTCTTTCCATAATAATACAAAACTTCTAATTTTACAACACAAACACAAACAAGTTCTGACAGCCTCTCCCTTATGAAAGACGCTGTATCTAAGTTTTACTCAGGAGTTTCTACTCGTTCGTGTATAGAACCTCCTTTGATGTATGACAAGATGGTTAAGTTAGATACTTTACCTCTACAATTGAAAATGGATTATGATGTTATTCTTAACAAACCTTTTTATCTAGATTCAATACCTTGGACAACTTCAAATGCGCGTAAATCCTATATTTCTACTTTGCGTATTCCTGGAGATGTCCTTAATAATGCTCTCTCCCAGATTCCTTTTACGGCTTCGGTCTATTATCGGGCTAAAGTCGCTTTAGTTTTGCAAGTTTCAGGAACTCCTATGCATCAGGGTTGCCTTTTGGCGGCCTGTAGCCCAATAAATAATTTTACCCGAAATACTACAAATTGGAATTTTGCAATTAATAGATTGTTGGCATCCCCCCACGTTTTCCTAAATGCCAACGAATCGACACCTGTAGTGCTGGAAGTTCCGTTTTATGTGAATTCTCCATTGGCCGCGATTGACCAAACCAACACTACTATTTTTGGAGGAAATAATTCAGCTGACTATGCTCAAGTTGAAATTACAGTTGTTAATCCTTTAGCGGCTCCTGCTAATGCTTCCATTAGCCTTACGGTTTCCGCTCATGTGATTTTCAGAGAATTGGAGTTTTAT